CCCCGATGCAGTCCGAGACGATGCTGGACAGTCCTTTTAAGACCCGACCTGATCCGAGTCAATGACAAGTAAACCCAGAAAGCCCAAAGCCTTGCGAGGGGCAACCAAGCCACGGCTTCACAGTCCACTTCTCAAGGGCGAAAACAAGCTGCAAGATGTGAAAGACCTCTGCGATATAGTCAAGATGGATCTAATGCCTTGGCAGGAGTTTGTGCTTAAAGACATGCTTACTATGGACAAGAAAGGCAACTGGATCCGTAAGACAAACCTGATCTTGGTGGCTCGGCAGAATGGTAAGACACATCTGGCGCGTATGTTAATCCTTGCTCACTTGATTAAGTGGAATACCAATGTTCTTATAATGTCCTCAAACAGAAGCATGGCACTAGACACATTCCGACAAGTCACACACCTATTGGAGACCAATGACCACCTTAAAGGATTCGTCAAACAGATCCGACACGCCAATGGAACTGAAAGCATTGAGATGCTATCTGGAGCAAGGCTTGATGTTGTCGCAGCAACTAGAGACGGCTCTCGCGGTCGATCAGTCAATGGACTGCTCTACATCGATGAAGTCCGAGAGATCACAGAAGATGGATTTAGAGCTGCTACTCCTACAACTAGAGCTCACCCAAACTCTCAAACGCTTCTTACCTCTAATGCAGGAGACGCTTTCAGCACTGTACTCAACGACTTACGAGAAAGAGCTATCGACTACCCACCCAAGTCTTTTGGATTCTATGAGTACTCAGCCCCGCAATACTGCAAGATAGACGATCGAAATGCATGGGCTTTGGCTAACCCCTCTCTGGGATACACCATCACAGAAGAAGCGATTGAAGAAGCGATTGCTACTTCACCGATTGAAAACACGCGTACTGAAACTCTTTGCCAGTGGATCGACTCCCTAAGTAGCCCATGGCCTCACGGAATCCTTGAGGACACATCCGATAGCACGCTCGAAATGAGTGCTGGGGCTTATACTGTATTCGGTTTCGATGTCAGTCCTTCACGCAGGAACGGATCATTGGTCGCAGGACAGCTACTCCCAGATGGGAGGATTGGCATCGGGATCTTAGAGACTTACAGCTCTCAGGTTGCCATCGATGAGTTAAAGATGGCAGCAAGTATAAAGGCATGGTGCGACATTTATAAGCCTCGCCTAGTCTGCTATGACAAGTACGCAACCCAAACGATTGCAGATCGCCTTGCCAATGCTGGAGTAATTACCGAGGATGTTTCTGGTCAGCAATTCTATAAAGCCTGCGGAGATCTCTTAGAGGGCTTAGTCAATCATCGAGTCGTTCACAATGGCATGGCTGAACTTATCCAGCAGATGAATAACTGTGCAGCTAAGGTGAACGATTCTGCATGGCGCATCATTAAGCGAAAGAGTGCTGGAGATATCTCAGCCCCTATTGGCTTGGCTATGGTAGTTTCCAAGTTAATGATCCCTCAACCAAAGCCTCAGATTTATACTTAGACACGCCCTAGCACATTGTCTAATTGCTTGACAAATGCTACACTTTCTGTCTATGGGTAGAATCTTGCAGACATTCGGGCTTGAACCTAAGCCACAATTACAAGCTCAGTCCGCACCTCAGGTGCTTGGTGAGTACTCACCTTATGCGATGCCTTTCCAGTATGCCTTTGTAGGCAGAACAGAGGCAATGTCTGTTCCTGCTTTAGCAAGATGCCGCAATCTTTTGGCTGGCACAATCGGAGCGATTCCTTTAGAGCTTTACAAAAAATCTACTAATGAAGAACTCGGCTCGCCTGCATGGTTAGAGCAACCTTCATATTCACAGCCACGATCCGTAACGATTGCATGGACTGTTGATTCCCTTCTGTTTTATGGTCAAGCATTCTGGCAAGTAGTTGAAGTTTATTCTGAGGATGGTCGCCCTTCTCGCTTTGAGTGGATTGCTAATCATCGAGTTACTGCAACACTAGACAGCACTAACACATTTGTTAAATCTTATGCAGTCGATGGCACTACATTACCGATGGACGGCTTGGGATCTCTCGTAACATTCCAATCATTAGGCGATGGCATTCTTAACACTGGTGTCTCAACAATTCGCGCAGCTATTGATGTTCAGAAAGCAGCAGCTATTGCAGCAGCAACTCCAATGGCAACTGGCTACATTAAGAATACCGGTGCTGATCTAGATCCTAAAGAGGTTCAAGGATTATTAGCATCATGGAAGAATGCTCGCACTAATCGCGCTACTGCGTACCTAACATCTACTTTGGAATATAACCCAGTCTCATTCTCACCTAAAGACATGATGTACGGGGAAGCAATTTTTAACCTCGCCACCGAGTGCGCCAGATTGTGCAATGTACCTGCTTACTATGTTTCAGCAGATCAGAATAACTCTATGACTTATGCCAATGTGCAGGATGAGCGCAAGCAATTCCTAACATTATCTTTACAGCCTTTCATTACTGCTATTGAAGATCGCTTGTCGATGGATGACATTACTGCTCGAGGTAATGTAGTGAAGTTTGACATTGATAAGAATTTCTTGCGTACAGATCCAATGCAAGAGCTTGCAGTAATTGAAAAATTACTGGCGCTTAATCTAATTACTCCAGAGCAAGCGATGGAAATGACTGACCTAACACCTAACGGAAACAATGGTATGGAATGAGCCAAATAATCACCTTCTCAGCTGATCTCACAGCAGACTCAGCAAGTCGCACAGTCTCAGGCAAGATTGTGCCTCTCAATGTCGAAGCAGGATCTACCAATATGGGCAAGGTAATTTTCGCCTCTGGATCTATTGACATTGCGGATCCTAAGGCAATCAAATTGCTAAGCCAGCACGATACTAAGAAGCCTTTAGGTCGCATGGTCTCTTTCAGTGAGTCAGAGAACTCAATCGATGCAGTCTTTTCTATCAGTCGCTCACAGCGCGGTACAGAAGCTTTAATCCTTGCAGAAGAGGGATTGCAGAGCGGTCTGTCAATCGGTGCAGAAGTCCTCAAGTCAAAGATCAAGGATGGCGTGACTTATGTTTCCGCTGCTCGCTTGGTCGAAGTAAGTTTAGTAACAGAGCCAGCATTTAAGTCTGCTCAGGTTACTGATATTGCAGCAGAAGAATCTGATGCAGAAGAATCAACCCAACCAACAGAAAGCGAGACAGCCGTGGAAAACACCACACCAGCAGTCGAAGCAACACCAGTTGAAGCACCAGCGGTCGAAGCTGCTCGCCCAACTGTTTCAGCAGCATACTTCACAAAGCCACGCATTGAAATCACTGCAGCTAAGTATGCAGAAAACACAATCCGTGCAGCACTAGGTGATGAGTCAGCTCGTCAATACCTACTAGCAGCAGATGACACCACAGATAACGCAGGACTTGTTCCAACACGCCAACTATCTGAGATCATCAACCCACTCGGAACTACAATCCGCCCATCAATCGATGCAATCTCTCGCGGAGTGCTTCCAGATGCAGGTATGACTTTCGAGATTCCAAAGATCACAGCAATGCCAACTGTCGCAGAGACAAATGAGGGCGCAGCATTTTCTGACACAGATCAGACTGCAGCATTCCTATCAGTATCAGTAAAGAAGTACGCTGGACAGCAGACATTCTCTGTTGAATTGCTAGATCGTACATCTCCAGCATTCTTTGATGAGCTAGTGCGCAACATGGCAGCAGCTTACGCAAAGACAACAAACGCAGCAGTAAACGCTGCTCTCATTGCAGGCGCAACAGCAGATGCAACTACTACAGTCACATATCCAACAGCAGCAGAATTGCTAGGGATTGTCGCTCGCGGATCAGCTTCTGTTTACGCAGCAACAGCAGGACTACCAAATCCTTTCGCTCGCAACATGGTCGTATCAACTGGACAATGGTCTAACATCATGTCATTGAACGATGCAGGTCGCCCAATCTACACAGCATCACAGCCAATGAACGCTGGCGGTCAAGTAGCACCAACATCACTAACAGGTAATGTTGCAGGACTTAACCTCTATGTAGATCCAACAAACGCTGGCGATGGCGATGGCACAATCCTTATCGTGAACCCAGATGCGTACACATGGTACGAGTCACCAACATACCGCCTACGCGCTGAATCAACAGCAGCAGGACAGGTAACAATCGGCTACTACGGCTTTGGAGCAATCGCTACTAAGGTCGGCGCAGGCGCATTCAAGAATAACAAGGCGTAAGCCCATTTAAGTCGCTCTGGGGAGTAGTAGCCCTCTACTCCCCAGAGTCTTTAGAAAGGATTGCACATGGCACTTACAACAGTCGCAGAACTTCGCAGCACTCTCGGAGTCGGCACATTGTACCCAGATGCAACCTTGCAGGAAGTATGCGATGCAACAGATGCAGTTCTGCTTCCAATGTTATGGGCTCCAAAATGGTTTACAGTTGCACACGAAAATACAGTAGGTTCGGGCACTTTATATTTCAATGACAATGTTCGCGAAACTTTTTATGTAGGTCAGAGCGTAACTATTGCTAACTCAGGCAGCTCTTATAACGGCACTAAGACAATTACAGCCGTGAATGGCTTCTCAATTAGTGTGGCAACCAATCACACTACTGCGCAGGGCTATCATCCGATTTATCCTTATGGATCTGTATCGACCACGACTTATACAGACTGGACTACCGATATGGCAATCCAGCAAGCAGCTCTCATGATATCTGTCGAGATCTGGCAAGCGCGTACTGCAACTCTTTCAGGCAGTAACGCTGTCGATTTCCAGCCAAGCCCTTACCGAATGAGCGCACAGCTTCTCGCTAAGGTGCGAGGATTGATCGCTCACGCACTTGATCCGCGTTCGATGGTGGGATAATGCCCGTTGCCGTTACTACTCTTAGAACCACATTAGCCACTGCTCTAGTTGATAACGCTAAATGGCAGACCTTTGCCTTTCCACCTGCAACAGTCCTTGCTAACTCTGTGATTGTTTCTCCAGATGATCCTTACCTAACACCAAGCAACAATCAACACATTGGCATTAGTCCAATGGCTAACTTTAAGATTATTATGACTGTGCCTTTGTTTGATAATGAGGGCAACCTTAACGGCATTGAAGATACAGTCTGTGGCGTGTTCGCAAAGCTTGCTGCATCATCTTTAACCTATAATGTAAGCGCAATAAGCGCACCAAGTATTCTCAACGCTGCATCGGGTGACCTACTCAGCTGCGAGATGTCCGTATCAATCCTAACGAGTTGGAGCTAAACATGTCCGAGTGGGAACAAGAAAACGCTGACTTCCTGAAGAAAATCGGGCAAGTAAGCACACCAGCACCAAAGCCAGTAACTACTAAGAAAGACGAGGAATAATCTCATGGCTGTATTTCTAAACAATAAAGTAGGCGTGAAGATTAACACTGTTGATCTTTCTGACCATGTCACAAGCATTACTCTGAATCGCACATTTGACGAATTGGAAGTCACAGCGATGGGTGACACAGCACACAAGTTCGTTAAAGGCTTGGAAGCATCATCCGTAACAATTGATTTCCTAAACGACACAGCATCAGCAAATGTATTGGCAACACTACAAGCTGCATGGGGAACCACAGTCACATGTGTATTCCTACAGGAAAAGGGAACAGCAGTCTCTGCTACTAACCCTCTTTACACAGTGTCACTGCTAGTCAATAACACTACAGACATCAATGGTGCTGTAGGCGATATGTCTACACAGTCAATCACATTTACTGCTAACTCAACAATCGCAGTAGCAACCACAGGCACATTCTAAAAAACTAACAAAGGGGCAAACTCATGGCAAAACTAAAGATAGTTCGTAACGATGGAAGCGTATTGGAAGGCGAGATCACTCCAGCAGTGGAGTACTCATTTGAGCAATACGCTAAAAAGGGCTTCCATAAGGCGTTCCGCGATGAAGAAAAGCAGAGCGATGTCTATTGGTTAGCATGGGAAGTAACACGCAGGTCAGGTGAAACTGTTAAGCCTTTTGGCATGGATTTCATTGAGACACTTAAAAGTGTCGAGGTGCTTGATTCAGACCCTTTAGCTTAAAGCGAGATCTCCCGTTCACCTACTTAATCGCTCGCTTGAGCATTAGGTTAGGGATCTCGCCACAGCAGTTATTAGATCTAGATAAGAATATGCTCGATGCATTATTGCAGGGGCTCAAGGATGAAGCGAAAGAGGTGAGCGATGCCAGCAAGCGTAAAGGGCGGGGTCGCTCTTAGAAAGTCTCTGCGCGCTTTCGCTCCAGATCTTGCTAAGGAAACACAGAAAAAAATTGCTGGAGCTCTTAAGCCTATTACTAAAACAGCTAAGGGTTACTTTCCTGATGATGGCGAAGTGCTAAGCGGATGGCTTGCTAGAGAAAACTCTCAGGCTCGATTCCCCAGTTACAATGCTCGCATCGTTAAGGCTGGTGTTGGCTATAAGACTTCACCTTCTAAGCCTAATCGCAGAGGCTTTAGATCACTTGCTCGCGTATTCAATAAGAGTGCTGCTGGAGCAATCTATGAAACTATGGGGCGTAAAAGCCCGAGCAGTCGCTTTGTCCAGAATCAAAGTAGTAAGTACGGCTCATCCATGAAGGGTGATGGCAAGATGGAAGGTCGAGCCTTATTCCGTGCCTATGAAGAAAACAATGGCAAAGCCAGAGAAGCAGTCCTAGCAGCAATTAAGGGCGCAGCTGACAAACTAAACGCGAGAGCAAAGGTGTAAATCATGGCTAATGTAATGATTGATATTGCAGCGGAGTTCACAGGCAATAAAGCGTTTAAGCAAGCAGATACTGCTACCGACAAACTTAGCAAAAATGTAAAGAAATTAGCAGCTACTTTTGGTCTGACATTTGGCGCAACTGCCGTTCTTGCTTATAGCAAGGCTGCAGTCAAAGCAGCAGCAGCCGATCAAAAGGCTCAGCAACAATTAGCACTGGCTCTTAAGAATGTTGGCTTAGGCAGAGATGCAGCAACTTCTGAAGCTTACATCCAGAGACTTCAGAGCGAGTTCGGCATTGTTGATGATCTGCTTCGTCCGAGTTATCAGACACTGGCGATAGCGACACGGGACTCCGCCGAGGCTCAACGCTTGATGAACATTGCTTTAGATGTAAGCGCCGCTAATTCTTTGGACTTGGGCTCAGTTACAAAAGCCTTGAGTCGTGCATACCTAGGAAACAATACAGCACTTTCTCGCCTACAGGTGGGCATCTCAAAAGCAGATCTTAAGACTAAATCTTTTAAGGAAATTACAGATCAGTTATCTGCAACTTTTGCTGGATCAGCAACAACAGCGGCAAACAGTTATCAAGGTTCAATGGATAAACTGGCAGTTGCTACAGACAACTTTAAGGAATCTATTGGTGTTGGCTTAATCGAAGCCTTGAACATTCTCAATGGTGAACAAGGACTTGCAAAGACAACTTCTGAGATGGACAAGCTTGGTATTAAATTACAAAACGCTACTATTGGTGCAGCTTACTTTGTAGATGAATTAAAGAATATACCTCTTGTTGGTGGCCTTTTATCATCTATCCTAAGTAAGACTGTAGGAGATCCATTAGGCATTGTCTCATTGATAAATGCATTTGAGGCGTTGAAGCAAGAGCCAAGACCTTTTAGCACAGGTATGTCTATCTCTGGTCAAGTACAAATTAAGCAAGAAAAACAGATTACAAAACTGACTGCCGAGCAAGCAAAGAATCAAGCCAAGATAACTAAGGATAAGAAACTTCAGGCTGCAATTGATAAGGCTAACCTTGCCCTCAATAAGGGTAGCGATGTCTTTGACATGGACAAGATCCAGATTGCAGCAGCTCTTACTAATCAGGCTGAGCAACTAGGCAAGGCGACCAGCGCCTCACAGGCTTTACAGATTGCTAACGATACTGCTCGCCTTAATGTTAAGCGTTCAATCCTTGCCCTAGAAGATGCTATTGCTTCTAAGGATGAAGCGTCAATCACCGCTGCAACTAACAAACTCAATGCAGATCTTAAAGTGCTTGGTGCTCTAACTGGTCAGAGCATTAAACTCTCAGACATCAAATCAATCCTCGAAAGCCTCAAGCCAGCAGATCTAATCAATCTGGCTAACCTAGATGCTGCTATTGCTAAGATGCTGGAATTGATAAGACTGCAAGGCACTAAGCCATCGGTCAGCGGTGGTGCGGTAGGCGGTTCAGGCGGTGGCGGTGCTGCTGTAACTCAGCCTCGAAGCATTGCAGAAGTAAATGCAGCAGTAGCAGAGCTTGGACTTAATACACAGATCCAGCCTAACCTTAGAGAGTACACACCTAACCAAGGCATGATCTCAGGCATTAGCCCTAATGGTCGTGAGTATAACTTTAGCGTTACTGTGAACACTGGCATCGGTGACCCTAACGCTATTGCAGAGGCTATTGACCAAGTGCTTATCGATGCAGTTAGCCGAGGCACATTACGCGGTGGAGCAACACTGGCATGACATGGCTTCCAGAGTGGAGAGTAACAGTAGGTGATGATGTCTATACGACTGTCACCTCTGTTTCTTTTGCATCTGGTCGCTTAGACATTGATCGACAAGCCACAGCAGGTTACTGTCAAGTACAGATCGTCAATACAGATAACACACCTTTCACCATCAATGTCACAGAGCCAATTACTTTAGAGCTGAAGAATTCATCTGGCACTTATGTCACAGTTTTTGGTGGAGAAGTTTCAGACTTTAACATCGGGGTTAGAAGTCCAGAGGAAACTGGCTTCATCACTACTGGCACGATTCTAGGCATTGGCTCATTGGCTAAACTTGTCAAGGCTGTTTATAACACAGCACTTGCAGAAGGATTAGATGGCGCACAGATTGCAGCCATTCTAGGTTCAGCCCTCAACCTCACATGGGCAGAAGTCACACCTACTGTTACATGGGCAACCTATCCAGCAGATGTCACATGGGCTAATGCAGAGTCCTACATCGGTGAAGTGGACTCAGGCTTCTACACAATGATTGCCCTTGCAGCTAGTGCCTCTGCTAAGTCTCAGACCTTGACAGATCAGATCGCTAACAGCGCACTCGGTCAGATGTACGAGGAAAAGGATGGAGATGTCTCTTATGCAGATGCAGACCACAGATCTAACTATCTTGCAGCAAACGGCTTTACTAACCTCGATGGCTCGTATGCAACACCAAGCTCTATCACCTCAACAACTCAAACTGCTCGCATCCGTAACAGCCTTATCTACCGATACTCCACAGCCTACGGAAGCACCTACAGCACCTCTGATAGCGACTCTATAGCCTCTTACGGCCTCTTTGAGCGTTCCTTTGATTCTAACATCAAGAATCTTGCAGACATCACTGACATCGCTTCTAGAGAATTAAACCTTAGAAAGAATCCACGCGGCTCATTAGGAGCAATTACCTTTCGTCTAGATAATCCAGACATGCCATCTGCCATGCTTGACAGTCTTATTGGTGTCTTTTTTGGTCAGCCTGTGCTAGTGAGTAACTTGCCTAGCAATCTTCTAGAAGGTCAGTTCGATGGCTTTGTCGAAAATGTGGCATTACGCGCCACCCCTAGCTTTACTGAGATTACCCTCTACATTTCAGCAACAGACTTCTCACTATCAACGACTCAATGGGAAACCGTAACGCCTGCATCCTTAGCATGGACGGGCGTGAATGGTACACTTATCTGGACTAACGCGACTGGAGCACTAACCTAATGGCACTATCACCAAACTTCGGCTGGACTGAACCAGATAACTCAGGGCTGGTAAAGAATGGCGCACAGGACATTCGCACACTAGGCGATGCCATCGATGCCTCTCTTGCTGGCATGGTGGTCAATGCTCAGACTGGCACTACATACACAGCAGTCAAGGCAGATGGTCTTAACGCTATTGTCACGATGGACAACGCATCGGCTAACACTTTCCGCATTCCAACAGATGCGACTTATAACTTTCCTATTGGTACTACCTTGCTCGTCTATCAGAAGGGCGCAGGTGTAACTACTATCCAAGCTGCATCGTCTGGCACAACTACAGTCGTAAGCGCAGGTGCGGTTGCTGCTGCTCCAGTCCTTGCTCGTTACAAGTCAGCAGCTTGTATCAAGATCGCTGCTAACTCTTGGATCGTAGTCGGTGCGGTTGCCTAATGCTTCCTTCATTAATTGGAGTCATCGCCTCTAGCGGTGGCGCAGCAGCGGGAGACTATCAGTCAATCGCTACTGTAACTGTTGGCTCTGGGGGCGCGTCATCTATTACTTTTAGCAGTATCCCTAGCACTTACACTCACTTACAGATTAGATACATTTCAAGAACAGCATCGACAAATGCAAACCCAGAAGGCGATCTGTTAGTAACATACGGCTCACCTCACGCTGGCAATGGTTATTCTCATTTACTTTATGGAAATGGATCAAGCGCGGGAGCTACTAATTCAGGTGGTGCTTCCTATTCTCAGTATGCCTCTTACACAACCACAGCATCACAAACCTCAAGTGTTTTCGCTGCTGGTGTTTTAGATGTTTTAGATTATTCCAACACGAATAAACTAAAGACATGGCGCACATTAGGCGGCTGGGATGCCAATGGCTCTGGTTTTATTTCATTGGCTAGCGGTATCCATAACGATACATCTGCTATTACTGACATTGGTTTCGGCATGAACAGCGGTGCTAACTTTGCTCAATACTCATCCTTCGCCCTATACGGAATAAAGGGATAAAATGGCATCTACTTACACTCCGATTGCTACTACTACTGTTGGAACAGCAACCCCTAATATTACTTTTAGCAGTATTCCTAGCACTTACACAGATTTAATTCTTATTGGAAACATTGCACAAACATCTGGAACTGCTTATCAAGGATATGTCTATACAAACCTAGGTGGCACTCACTCAAACACTTATCTAAAGGGAAATGGCTCAGCTGCCGCATCTGGTCGGTACACAGGCGGCGTAGGCTCTTACTTTGCTATCGATGGTGTTACTAACAGTTCATCTACTTTCGGCACTTTAATTTGCCACATTATGAACTATGCCAACACGACTACCTATAAAACAAACTTAATCCGTTACAGCGAAGCGGGTAAGGATGTAGAAGCATCTGCTGGCTTGTACGGCTCGACTTCTGCTATCACTTCTGTCTCTGTCGGGATGCAAGTATCTAACATCGCAGTCGGATCTACATTTACATTATACGGGGTGAAAAGTGCCTGATACATTTATCAAGATTGCATCCGTTACAGTCGGATCAGGGGGGGCTTCAAGCATTGACTTTACTTCCATCCCTAGCACTTATACAGATCTATGTGTGAAGATCAGCGCAAGAGGTACAACTACAGAAGGCTCAGGCGGTCATTACTACAATATAGCGCTTAACGGCTCAGGCAGTAGCAAGAGTCAGAGATTTCTACAAGGCAACGGCTCAAGCACTGCATCTGGTAGTTCATCAAGTTTTACCTCGTATATGAATCCAAGTGATTACACAGCTAGCACTTTTAGCAATTCTGAGACATACATTCCTAATTATGCTGGATCTAATTATAAATCCATGAGTTTAGATGTCACCACAGAAAACAATGCGACTGCATCTTATGCGGCTTTCTATGCTCAATTATGGTCAAACACAGCAGCGGTTAATCAGATTACACTTACACCTAATGCAGGTAACTTTGCTCAATACTCAACAGCAACCCTTTACGGCATCAAGAACTCATAAGGAGAAACCAAATGGCAGACACAAAGATCGTAGTTGATTGCTCTACTGGGGAAGTCTCAGAGATCGAATTGACAGCAGAAGAAGTAGCACAGCGCGCAGCAGATGCTAAGGCGTTCGCAGATGCTAAGGCAGCAGAGGATGCAGACAAGGCAGCTAAGGCTGCTGATAAGGCTGCACTACTGGAGCGACTAGGCATTACAGAAGAAGAAGCCGCTTTACTACTGGGATGAAACCTAAGTTAAGTCACGCAGCGATTCAGTTACGAGAGCAAATAGATGACTCGTTCCCAGATCGTGACCGCACATCGGATGGTTGGATCGGTGATACCCGACACGCTGCTCGCAAGTCAGATCATAATCCAGATGAGCAAGGTTGGGTTCGTGCCATTGATGTGGACAAAGACTTATTCAAGGGCGGTAAGCCAGACATCATGGGAGATCTTGCTGATCAGCTTCGTACCTTGTCCAAGTCAAAAGCAGACAAGCGTATTAGTTACATCATTTACGATGGACGAATCTGCTCGCGCATCCTCAACTGGAAGTGGCGTAAGTACACAGGGGCTAACAAACACACTAAGCACATGCATGTTAGCTTTAAGAAAGAAGCTGACAATGATGGTGCTTTTTTTCAAGTATCTATGTTAGGTGGAGAATAATGAAGAACATGAAGAACCCTGCAATCCTTGCTGCTGGAGCATTCTTAGCTGCATGGGCATCTAGCAACTTTGACCTTGATTACCGCGCAATCCTATGGGCTGTGTTATCAGGCGTATTCGGATACGCGAGCCCTAAAAAGTGACACAGTCAGACTTTTTCACCCTCTACCTTGCCACCATTGCCGCTCTCGGTGGCTTGTCTGGCTATGTAATTACGCATTTACTGTCAGAGATCAAAAGACTCAACACGCGAGTGGATGAGATCTATAACATCTTGCTTGACAGGTAAACTTTTGCTATGGCAAGAAAAGCAACTAAGGCATTAGAGGAGCAAGGCTACTCAAAGCTTGATGCTTATTGCATTGGGCTTTATGAGTATTTCTGCTCATTGAAGCGAGCAGGGTTTGCTGAGGACATCGCTATGTTTATGATTACAGAGCCACAGGCTTACCCTCATTGGATCCTTCCAGACCAAGTAGAGCCTGATAAGTATGGCAACTATGAAGATGAGGATGACGATTAAGCGAATAGTCGTAGTCTCGGATCTTCAGGTTCCGTACCATGACAGGGTTGCTACTCGTAACCTTGCTAGCTTCATCTCTAAGTTTAAGCCAGATCAAGTAGTTACCATTGGTGATGAGATTGACCTACCTCAGATAAGCAAGTGGGAAGAGGGTCGCATGGGCAGTTATGCCCAGACCCTAGATGATGATCGCAATGAGGCTGTGCAACTTCTCTGGGAGTTAGGCGTTACAGACTGCATCCGTAGCAATCACACGGATCGCCTCTATAACATCATCATGGCTAAAGTGCCTGCATTCGGGGCATTGCCAGAGCTACGCTTTGAGAAGTTTATGAAGTTTGATGAACTAGGTATAACCTTCCATAAGAATCCTATGCCTATTGCACCTAACTGGATCGCAGTGCATGGAGACCATACCCCTATCAAGCCACAGGGAGGGCTCTCAGCCCTTGAGGCAGCCCGTAGGCATGGCAAGAATGTTATTTCAGGACATACTCACAGAGCAGGGCGTTCGGCCTTCTCAGAGGCTTCTGGAGGCCGTATAGGGCGTGTTCTGCATGGTGTCGAGGTAGGCAATCTCATGGACTTTAAGCAAGCTGCTTACACTAAAGGTGTTGCTAACTGGCAACAGGCTTTCGCTATCATCTATGTGAATAAGGCTAAGGTGCAGGTGGATCTCATCCATATCGAGAAGGACGGGACATTCATTGTGGCTGGAAAGTCCTACGGCCGAGCCCGATAAATCGTTATCATTTCGTTACCAGAATGTGCTTGATTAGTCGGACATCTCTGTCACACTAAGTTTGTAAGCAGTCAAGGGCACTGCTACAGATAGGTACGGAAATGGCAAACACAGACAAGCTGCTTCTGATCTGCATTATTGGCATGATTATAGGCTTTATTATAGTCATTATAGATGTGCAAAAGACAGCATACAAAAAGGGCGTACGCGATGGCTATCACCGAGGTCGCAGTATCAAGGGACAAGAATGAGAGCCAATGAAATCCTACTCACAGCCACAGACACGATCCGTGATCGTGGGCTATCGTATGGTCACCCTGCGGATAACTTGCAACACACCGCAATGCTCCTCAGTGCATACCTACAGACACCGATCCACGATTATCAAGTCGCAGGGATTATGGTGCTCGTTAAACTTGCAAGGACTAATCAATCAGCGCAACACATCGACAATTGGGTCGATCTCTGCAGTTATGGCGCACTCGCAGGGCAACTAGCCACAGAGGAAAACGAACTCTATGTTTAATTTAGCCGATTACGAACCAGTCGAGGTGAGACTTGAAAAGTTTATTAAGGATTATCCATCATTCCGCATTGCAACAGAGCTTGAAGTGGTCGAGGCATCTCGATACATTGTTAAGGCGTATCTATTTAAGGATGCTAGCGATGGCGTTGCGTGGGCAACGGGATACGCTGAGGAGACAGTTTCTAGTCGCGGTGTTAATCAGACTTCAGCACTGGAGAATTGCGAGACTTCGGCAATCGGCAGAGCACTTGCAAATGCAGGTTATGCGCCTAAAGGAAAGAGACCAAGCAGAGAAGAAATGACCAAGGTCGTTGCTACAAAAGTAGTAAAGCCAGCAGTCCAAGATGTCAAGCCAGATAATCAGGACTATTGGACTACACCTGTTAATGAGTACAGAGGCGTAGTCGATGCACCTGTAACACTTGAGAAGGCTATGGAGAATGTAGCTGCAATCATGGGAACAGGTGAAGCGGTAGAAGCACCATCGTGCGAGCATGGCAGTCGTATCTGGCGTGAAGGTGAAAAGAATGGCAAGGCATGGGGCGGTTACTTCTGCTCTGTAGTCAATAATCAAGGTGGTTCGCCTAAGTGTGGCACAGTTTGGTACACACTAAGTAGCGAGGGCAAGTTTGTCCCTCAGAAAGCATGGGCATAATGGGAAACATAGGAATCAAGATAAATGGTGAATGGGTTGATCTAATGTCAGCCTTTGTGCCATGTCAGTTATGTAATGAGCCAGTTCAGATTAAGAATCTGGTGGATTTATCGCAAGATGCAGTCAATGGCACAGTGTCATGGCAATGCTTGAAATGCAGCACAGTCAATGGCTGAGTTCGAAGTTGATTATCGCTCACCTGTAGATCGCCATCTTTACAGCTTTAGCGGTTATGGTGGAGTAATGAACTGCTCAGACTGTGATGCTTTTGCACAGGTCAATGAGTATGATCGCATCGATGATGGCTTAGTCGTTTGGTTTTGCGAAAGATGCGAGAACAAGCATCACCTATGACCCAACATAGGAAACACAGAGGTTTCCGCACAGAGCGCGTAGTAGCTGAGTACCTATCGACTTGGTGG